CTATACAATTTTTGATGACTGTTTTAATTGCATTGGTAATCTGTTTGGAGTCTTCAGATTCCATTGCAAGAACTAAAAGTTTTTCTTCTCTTACAAGAAAAGGTCTGTATCTAATTGATTTTCCTGTGGATGGCAACTCAAGTTCATAAGTTGGCGTCGAAATCTTAGGTAAAGGCATAATATCCTATAGAAGTTTCAGTGTGATTATTTATTACTGTACTGGAGGATTGATATTACCACTTCCGGGATTAATTTGATTAGGTTGTGTTCCAAAAGTTCTTCTATTACTTAGAGGATTTTGATTTATAATTGGGGTTTGAATGCCAGAATCAATACCAAATTGTGGATTTTCGGGGAAGCCGACATCAGGAATACCCACAGGAGTAATTTGTCCTGGTTCAGATTCTCTTGATTGTGAATTTGTTTCTACAATATACCTATCGTAGTTAAAAGAAACTCTACAACGCAAAAGATCAGAATTTTGATATGAAACAGGCATTGAACTCATTGCAATAGGATAAGATTTCAAAAATCTATAAGTCAATACATCACCTTTGAAATCTCTTTCAAATTTGGTCAAGTAAATATCTTTTCTATATCCAGTATCTGGTTCATCAGGATACTTAACTCTATAACTAAAATTATCATTAACGTTGTTATTATCGTCATTTGTAATATACCTAATCCAAGACTCAAAAAATAATATTACTTTGTATCCCTGAGAATCTCTATGATCAACATAAAAATTTAAATCAATTGATTGATCATATCCTTTTCTATATACAAATCTTTGAGTTATTCCAGTAAAGTCGTCCGTAGATTCATTAGTAAACAATGAAGACCCTGGCAAAGCAGTTTCGCCAATATTAGTCCGAGGAATATAACATTCGAAGTTAGAAGTTAGTGCAGGTCGAAGGAGTTTTTCCTTCACCTGAAACATCTTTACAGGTTGTGGCTTTGGAGCAGGCATCTATAAATACTATTTGACCTGATATATTATGTATAATGGCAGAGAGCATAAAGAGTCGTTATAAACCTGAATATCCAAATAAGTATAAAGGTGATCCTAACAATATCATCTGTCGTAGTAGTTGGGAACGCCGTTTCTGTCGATGGTGTGATCTAAATGAGAACATCTTGGAATGGGGTAGTGAAGAGTTCTTTATTCCATACTTTGATCCAACTACAAGCAGAGTCAGAAGATACTTTCCAGACTTTATCATCAAGGTCCGTGAACAATCTGGTGATATTAAAAGGTATGTGATTGAGGTTAAACCAAAAAGACAAACTCTTCCTCCTGTCCAAACAAGTAAAAAAAGAACAAGAACTTATATTACCGAAGTGAAAACTTATGCGGTAAATCAAGCAAAGTGGGAAGCTGCAAAAGAATGGTGTGCAGATAGAATGCTTGAATTCCGTATTATCACAGAAAACGAACTAGGTATCGGTTAATGGCAAAAGGTTTCGGACAAGATGTTCAGAGACAATCATCAAGAGTATCACAACTTAAAAGAAAGTTGGATGGTTCTGAAGATGCTGAGTTGATTATGATGAATATATTAGAAGTGTTTAGAGATATAGAGTATGTTCCTGATCGTGGAAAATACTACACCTTCATATACTATCCTAAAACTGAGGGTATTAGATATGATGAACATCCTTTAGTTGCTGTGACAGATATAGAAAGGTGGGGATTTAAAGGATTCAACTATCATTGGGGTCAGATGAGAAATTATACCTGGCAAGAAGTAGTAGGTGCTCTTCATCTTGTAGAATCAAATGAAATTGAATACCTTCGTTCATTACCTTATGGAAAAATCAGGACTAAATAGATAAAAAAGTCCATAATGGCAGAATCTCAAGAATATCTTCTCGGTAATGAGAGATATGTTACTGTAAGTATTGACGAGAATAACTCGGAGATCTATAGAGTTAACTCTGATGGGACCAGGACGATTTTTGCCGATTTTAATGATGGGGTTATAACTCCTTCATCGTTTTCAACTGAAGAGTTTCAGAGAAATTTAGCTCAAGGAACTTTTACTAATACAATTAATGAATCTATAGATAATGCTCGTGGATTGCCACCAACCCAAGTAACAGACCCTAATCAACCTGGAGCTTCTGGAGGTTCTACTCCTGCAAATCCAAATCAAGAAGTTTCAGAAGGAACTCCAGAACAAACGAATTTCAAATATCCAGAAAAGTTAAGTTTGGATCAAGATGTAATTCAATTTGAAGCTGTAAAATATATTCCTTCAGGATTAAACACCCCAGGTACAACTGCCACAAAAAGAGAAACTGAAAACAGAACTATAGAAGGAACTGTAACACTTCCAATACAAGCTCAAATTAATGACTCAAATATAGTTGGATGGGGTGATGGTTCATTAGATGAGATTACCAGAACAGCTTTATCTGCTGCTGCTAAAGCTGTTGGAGGAAATACTCTTACCGAAGAGTCTTTCACAAAATCTTTGCAAGGCATTATAAAAACTTTTTCAAGTAAACAAAATACAGATACTGGTTTGGCTTTATTAGCTGAAAAAGTCATTGGACTTCAAAATATACAGGGTAGAACCGGAGGAATTCTAAATCCTAACGTTGAACTTCTTTTTAATGGTCCACAATTAAGACCATTTAGTTTTAGTTTTAGAATGATTCCAAGAACAAAAAAAGAGTCCGAACAAATTAAGGGAATTATTAAGTTCTTTAAAAAGAATATGGCAGTAAAAAGAGATACTGGAATTTTCTTAAGAGCGCCGAATACTTTCTTAATTAAATATTTACAAAAAGGTGCTGAGGAGCATAAAAGCATAAACAAAATAAAAGAATGCGCTCTTATAGGTTTTGATGTAAATTATACTCCTCAAGGTTCATACATGACATATGAAGATGGAACAATGGCTTCATATAATATTACTCTTGCATTCAAAGAACTTGTACCAATTTACTATGAAGATTATAAGCCTGATCACCCAATTGGATTCTAAAAATGGCAAAACCTTACTTCAGACAAGTTCCTAATTTTGAATATGTCAGCAGAGTTGCTGGAGAACAAAATATCTCCGATTATATTGCTGTTAAAAATCTTTTCAAAAGAGGAAAGTTAAGAGAAGATATTTTTGGAAATCTTAATTACTTCACGAAGTATAAGATTATTGGTGACGAGAGGGCTGATAATGTTGCCGCAAAGTTTTATAATGATTCTACATTAGATTGGGTCATTCTTGTTTCAAATAACATTCTGAATGTTCAGAATGAATGGCCCATGACTCAAAGAACTTTTGATCAGGTGATGTTAGAAAAATATGGATCTTATGATAATCTTTATAACGGCATTCGTGGATTTGAAACATCAGAAATTAGGGATTCAAGAGGAAGAATAGTTCTGAGAGGTGGTCTTGGAATCTCTCCAACCTGGAAGACAAATGGTAACTTTGTAGAGATAGTAAATTCTCAGATTGCTGTTATTTCATCAGGTAATTCTTTAACTCCATCTTCAACCGTTACCGTTTTCCTTGTAAATGGTATTCCAGGACTGCAAATAGGGGATCAAGTCAATATCAATAATGTAACTGAGAATCAATATAATGGAGCTCAGATAGTAACTGAAATTCTTGCAACTAATGGATTTACAGTTACTGGTTTTAGATATGAACTTCCATTTGTTCCCAATATTGCATCACCAGTATTAGCAAACCCAAGAGATGAAGAAGCACTGTTCGTAGTTTCCGAAACATCTACAGTTAATGCAAACTCTTATTACTATGAGTTCTGGGATTCTGGTCTTGGGTATACCGTATATGTTCCATCAAGTTCTTTTGTAGTTCCAGTAACAAACTACGAATATGAACTTAGAATTGAAGATGAAAAAAGAAATATATTTGCTCTTAAACCAGAATACTTAAATGTAGTCTTTAATGATCTTGATGATATCTTTACATACAAAAGAGGTGGCGATCAGTTTGTGAACGCCACCTTAAAGAGAGGAGATAATATTAGACTGTTTGGATAATCAATCCTCTGCGAGTCGTTGGAAGTAACTCAGAGCATCATCTTCATCCTCATCAGATGTTTCAATCTTGGGAAGTGAAGGTGACTTACTGCGAGCGTAGGATTGTTCCAGTTCTGCGATTACATTCTCTTCCTTAGAAGGAGTTTGTTCATAGGAACCATACTCATCTTCCTGTTCTTGAACAGCAGCACGAGCAGATTTCTGTCCCAGAACATACTTCAGACGCTTCTCAAGATCCTCATAGGACTTGAACTGATCAGGAGCAACGATAGCAGAGAGAGAATACTCTTTCTTCCACAGTGCTTCCAGAGCATCATCGTCACTCAGAAGTGCTGAAGGAGAATCAAACTCAGACTTGTCGTAGTTCCAGTAACCTTCAACCTTACGAATCTTCAGACGGAAGTTAGCACCACCCCAGAAATCAAAGGGATTGATGGGCTCCTCATCTTCAAATTCAGGTTGCATAGCATTCAGGATCTTATCAAAGATCTTCTTACCGAACTTGAACAGGAAGACTTTACCTTCGTTTTCAGGGTGAGCAGGATCCTTTACAACATAGATGTTTGCAAAGTAAGACAGCTTACGCTTTTGCTTACGAACAGTTTCTTTATCCTTATCACTACCACTGTTCCAGAGTTCACGATTGTGCTCGGACACAGGATCCTTCTGACCAATTGTAGTCAGAGAGTTCTCGATGTACCAACCACCGTTACCTTGGAATGCGTGAGAGTACATCTTGACCCAGGGAAGTTCTTCACCTTCAGGTGCAGGAAGAAAACGGATAATGGCAGAACCAACACCAGTCTTATCCATTTCTGGTTTCCAGAAACGTTCGTCAGCACCACCACTGGAACCAGTGTTCATTTTCTCTACTTCCTTCACCAGTTTCTCAGTGAGAGAACCAAGTTTGGATTGCTTTTTCAGATTTTCAAAAGACATTTGTATACCTCGGATTTTTTGTATTTGGCCTGTGTGTACCCCATCAGTTTACAGGTCCGTGCCCGTCTTGTCAATACGTTCTTTCATGGTCTCCAGCAGTTGTGTCATGTTGTTAAAAATGACACTCATATCAACATTAGGAGGAAGACCCATCATTTGAGCAGATTCTTTAATTCTTTCCTTCATCTTGATTGCCTCAGGATCATCGGAAAGTTTTAAACGAGTATAAAGAATCTGTTGTTTATTCAACAATTTCTCCAAAAGAGAAACATGAAACATTTTTTCCTCTTTGTTCATTCGAGGAAACTCAAATACATTTCTGTATACATCTTCCTGAAGATCGGATATTTCAGCCATCTCAGCACGGACGACTTCAGAATCAAAAAAACTCATGTTCCTCCAACAATCTGCTTGAGTATTTTCTTGTAATGGAATACATCTATATGTAGGAACGGAGAATATTTTTTCATTTTTAGACTGACGGTTTCCCACACAGGATCTTTTAGTTTTTTATCAAAATTTTTTCCAAATAGGAAGATTTTATCGTATATGACTAGTGTTTCTAAACTGACACTACCACTCAAAAAACTTTTTAAAATAAGTGGATGTCCCTTTGAGCAGTCAAAGACTTCTTCAAATTTATTTTCGAATAATTGTTGAGACTCTTCCCTAAACAAGTAGGATAAAGATTGTATTCTTTTTTGCCAGGACTTGTATCTTGATTCCCCTTCCTTAATCATATCCCCAATCCAAGCATTTTGAGGATCAGTACAACTTACAAAGTTTGCTACGAAAAAATCTATCACTTCTTTGTCTTCTTTCTGACGTGATAGTTTTTCGAACCAATAACGATCCTTCCTCTTATAAAAGGACTGAAGAGATGCACGACTCTTACCTTG